CCATCAAACGCAAGTCCTCTTTAATGTAAATGCGCTCGATATTATATTTCTTGCCGCGGATTTCAATCCGGTACTCTTTTTGATTGTCCTCCAGGTCCCGATCCAGCCGGACTTCAATTTTTTTGACAACCTCATTCACTGGTCGTTCGGCAAAAATCTTGTCCGTAGATGTGACGCCAAGAGTGGCATAATTTATTTTCCGGATAAACGGGTACCCCATTTCAACGCGATCTGTTTCAGGGTCAATTATTTCACCTAGTTTCAAAAGGTCAGCTGTCCACTTGAGATTATTCGTCCGTCTCTTGGCCATCGACAAAAACCTCCTGGACAACCAATGGAGTGGCTGTGGTTTGGTCAATTGCATCATCATCAATAAAAGCCTCTTGAATCAAAAAAGGCGTGATGGCATCAAGTGCCTGGCCGAGCTCTTTTTCTGCAACCCGGTACTCGTAAAAAATGCCGGCAACCATGATAATCAGCCATTCATCTTGGCCACCAGTCGCTTTCTTTACGTACTTCTTAGCACGTTCAATATAAGAAGGGAGCATGGTTTCATCCATGCCCTCCTCCCAGTGAATATGTGATTTTAATTTTGGGGTTAGTTCATTCATTTTTAAGCACCAGGCTTAACTGCGCCCACTTCGTAACGGTATACAGCCGGCTCGAATGGAGAATAGATCAACTGTCCATCGATAAGGTTGTAGATTTGGAAACCAACTTTGTTTGTACCAGAGAATTTTTCCACCAGCTTTTGAATTTCCATTCCGTTTTTGATTTCTTGGATGTGGAACGCTTTGAAGTCGCCAAAGTAGAAAACTGGTTTGGTAGCATCCGCACCGTTTGCAGCATCAGTGAAGTCCAAAGGAAAACCCTCATACTCAAATACTCCATTTGTACGCGACAGCAATTTACGACCATTTGCATCTGTCATACGATTCAATAGGTTGTATGCTGCGCGGTTTACAACCCAACGGGCCTTTTTGATTACTTCTGTAACTGGCAGGCCAGTCATAATAGCCAGTTGATCTTGTAAAACTTGAGACCAACCCTCTGTGCCCACATTGACGGCAGCTGACTCATAATACTGGACAGCTTTCTTAGCAAGCGCACCAGGGTTTTCGTTGCCCACATCGTCGCCATTAAACATATAATTTGTTTCCTTGCGTACATATGCTTTCTTGAGCTCATCAATAACAATTTGCTCGATGTTGACGCCAGTCCGCTTCAGCAGCTTCTTAGTGATTGTCGCAAGAGCGTCAAATTCTGCTGGATCCAGGTCAACATGGTCAAATTCAATATCTGTCTCAGGGATTTCGTTCCCAGTCTTCGCCCGTTCTGTTTTGTTAACATTTGCTTCCGCTTTTTTCACAAGAACAGGGTACTTTACATCAGCATCAGTAGGCACATAAGTACCGTACTTACGCAGCAGGTTTTCTTCCTGGGCATAGGTGATTACTTCTTTTGCAATTACAACCGGAACGGTAACGGAACCATTATTAATTTCAATACCAAGAGTCCGGGCCTCAGCTTCAGAGATATTACCAACCACGAAGTTGGCGAAAGCCGAGCGAATTTCTTTCTCTTTATTTTTCGTGGACTTATGGCCGCGTGTGGATAGGCCTTGGCCGATGGCAGTCATGATATTGGAACGTTGCTCCGATGAAATACCTTTAGTGCGTTTTTCAGGATCTGCCTCCGGGTCTTTCTCGGGATCCTTTTCAGGGTCATCCTCCGGATCAGTTTCCGGGTCATCACCAGGGTTATCATCCTCTGGAAGATTTTCGAGTGCATCTGCAATTTCTTGCGACTCGGCTGCCAGTTCATCCACTTCCGCCTGGACGGATTCAATTTCATCTTCGCGGACTTCGTTCTTTTCCAATTTCGTGCGCAGTTCTTCCAAACGCGCCTTATTTCTTTTTTGCAAAACCAACAGTAATTTACGATTCATTTTAGCACCCCATTAATTTTTTTTATGATTTGCATCCGTTTTTCAACAGACTTGTCAATTTCCTTGCTGCGGACTAATGCCGCCTCCGTGTCCTCATAGGCCGGTAGGCTTACAATTGACACTTCGTATAGCTCAACTTCTTCCAAGGTCCGCAAAGCCGGTTCCTGAGAATAATCCCACCGTTCTTTCCCATCATCGACAAAAAAACCAAAGCTGCATTGATCAATGTCGCCGCGTTCCATGCTTTCAGCTAAATCTCTAGCATAAGATGTGTTTGGCAACTCAATTTCAAAATTCAAACCCTTTTCGTCTTCCCTCAAGGTCAGCGTTTTTGCCTTTGTCCTGCCAATCACCTTATCCCAATCATGGTTTATCAAGGCTCGAATATCGGCATTTTTAGCAGATATGGATTTGTCGAAGGCCCCTGGAGCAATGATTTCATCAAACCAATTACCAATAGAGGTACGACTGTTGAATACAGCTGCATATCCACTGATTCTTATAGGCCCATCATCTTGTGACCGAGTCTGAACATGGGTGATGTCAACCGTTCTCGTTTCCTTCTTCCTTTTCATTGTCATCACCCCCTTTCAAGGAATCATCAGTGGCTTTCTTCTCGCCGATTTTTGATAGGTCATTAGAAATATAAACCGCCTGTGTCTCCGGCGTGTTCTGGCGCGGGAATCCAAGCATTTCAGCCACATTATCCGGAGATGTAATGCCCGTCCGAACGATGTTGTAACCGATGTTTGTTTTCGTGCTGTACGGCACAAAATCAAGAATATTAATCTTGAATTTGATTCGCTTGTCCGATTTCGGGCCAAAAAAAAGAAGACTCAAATGGTCTTCAAAATTTTTCATTATTGGCCGCACGGCTTTGTTATGGAGATACATCATGGCTTTTTCCAAATCGGATTTAATTAAAGCCGTGTATGTATCCACATTGATGCCCAGGTACTTGCCTAAATCGGGCTTATACACTTTTAAATAGGATAGGATTTTCTCATCCTCGACCGTGCTTTTCATTGTATCGATTGAATAGCCCTTGCCGAGTGGAATCATCTTGACGGTTCGTGATTCGTCAATGGCCTCCAGCTGGTCCAAGATAGCGTTAATCAATTTAGACTGAGCGCCATTTGCCGGGTTAATGTGGGCATCCAGCTTGAGGAGGAAGGCGAGTAAGCCACCTTTAACATATTTCTCCGTCAAAACCTTCTCGGCATTCATAACCCCTTCCAGAGTTTTTCGGCCGAGCTCGAGCAAGCCCACCCCTTTTAGATGGTTAGTACCGATGTTTTTAACATGGCGAATCATATCTGGCGGAATCTCGGTGCCGGATATTTTAAAATGTTGCTGCAGCTGCTTGTCCAGTTCAGTTTCCACATTGGCTGCCAGGTGGATTTGACCATTATTCAGCAGAGGAAACACTTGCCCGTTCAGCAAAAACGAATTGGTCATCAATTTAATAAATTCGGACCCGGTCAAATAATTATTAGGATTGCGTAAAACTTTTGATACCCGCGCATCCTGGACTTCGTTGCCATCTTTATCCTCAATGACAATATTGGCCAGCATCATTTGGTTACTGATGTCCTGAAGCAACTCATAAACATCGGATGATTCCAATATGTTTTCTTCCGTTGCAAATACAGAGGAAAAGCGAACGGATCCGCCCTCAATCTCCTTTATTCTTTTTTCTAGTTTGCCATAAACCCAGTTTGAAAATCGATCTCTTATTCCCAATTTATCACCGCCTTTCAATTTTACATCGGCTGCCGCGCCTGGCAGCTAGGAGATTGTGGACCACCTCCTCATCTATAAATGCTAGCCAAATAATCATCAAACTCATCTGGAGGAACTTCGGTCTCCATCATATTCAGCGTTTCTTTATGTCCAATCAAGCAGGCAACAAATCCGTCAATGTGTTCCGGTGACTTTCGTTTACTCGGCACCTTCAAATTATTAATATTAGTGATGATTTTTGCATTTTGAGCACAAAAAATGAGCAGTGGATTATCGGTAACAATCGCTGCTCTTTTTTCTCCGTTTACGGTTCGTTCCTGCAAGAGAAGTATTTCAAAATCATCGAATGGTTCATTCATGTGAGTCGGATACTGAGGTACTTCCACACACTGAATACCAAGCAACTCCCATCGCTCGACCAATTTTTCAGCGAGCGCTGGGTCGTAATTTAATTGGACCATATTAAAGTGTTCAAAGACCCACTGGACATACTGATCAACCATGTCTTCATCTACGGTCTTACCAGGGCAGATAGTCACATATCCCCTTTCAGCCAATTCCCGGTAAGGTACATTCCTTTGCTGCTCTTTCTCTTCAATTCCAAACTCTGGAATAAAGTACATCTGTTTAACTTTCAGTAACGGCATTCCCAAATCATCAAAGGTAGGGATGTTAACTGAAACACAAGTTAAGTCTGTACGCCGGGATAGGTCGACGCCGACCACAACAGTCTCACCTTCAATGTCACCTAACTTCTCGACTAGCATAGTGTCCAGCTGGTCCTTGTCAAAGTACGTTTCAGCATAATTCACAAAAACGTCCAAGTGCTTAGACATAAATTCAGCCTTGTTGAAGCTATTCTTCCGGGCTTCCTTAAATGCGTTCTCGAGAAATTCCATATTAACGGAAACGCCCATGTTCGGATTGACCATCATCCATACTTTACGATCTTCCCAATCGAACTTTTTATTGGGCTCGTAAATCATGACGAACCACGAATCGTCCTCATCACTTTTTAGGACCTCTTTTGCATAAGTGTAAATCTGGGCCCCGAGCGAGCCGGATTGCTTACCGGCAGTTGAAGTTACGATATTTAATGGTTCTTCTTGTGCAATCTGCGCCGACCGTAAGTTGTCAAACTGTTCGCGGTCCATTTGTGCATGCACTTCATCAAAATAGTTCACATACGGGTTTTTCCCCTCGTTGCCGGCATTATCTTTCGTCAGCACCTTCAGGGTATTGGCGTATTTTATCCCTTTCTCCACAAATGTGTATTTAACGGACCGGATAGTATCTTCCTTGCCCTTATAAATTCGGGTGCCGGGCCTTAAAT